ACAGTAGGACCATTAGTAGATGTTAATGCTGAACTATGGCAGTTAGCTGCTATGTCAGGTGCATCTGCAGCTATGGTTGTAGTTAAAGAGTTTGCTAAAAAGAAGTTAGCTGTTTCAACAAAAAAAGTTTCAAAATAATAAACTGTCCTTACAATCCTGTATAATTAAATAAACAGGGATAAAGGAGGTATTATGCCTAAAGTACTAGAAGAATGGGGTAATAACTTTTATAAATCAGGATGGCAACCTGGACTAGAAGTTAACGAACAAACAGGTCTGGGAGAAATCACACATGTTGGAACAGACCCAGATTACAGAAACAAATTTGATTCTATTTTAAGAGAATGGGGTTTTAATCCAGAACATTATGAGATAGAAGGTTCAGTTCGTGCATCAAGTTGGAATGTTCAGCTTAAAGGTGGCACAACAGAAACTTTTTATGCTTTTAAAGGAATAGTAAAGAAGAAAAGACCAGGACACGATAAATATTTTCAAGCACTATTCAAACAAGCAGGTCGTAAGCCACCATTAAAATTAAAAACACATGGTGGAGATACAGCGTTCTTATATTTCATGTCAGACTGGCAGTTGGGTAAGCGTGACTATGGAGTTGAGAATACTATTAAAAGATATGACATAGCTTTACAAGATGCAGTTAATAGAATTAAAGAATTGCGTAAGGTAGGTGTGCAGATAGATGAAATCTATATGATAGGATTAGGTGACCTTACAGAAAACTGTACAAACGCCTTTTACGATAGCCAACCCTTCAATGTTTCTTTGACACTCATTGAGCAATACGCATTAGCAAGGTCAATGATTATGAAAACTATTGATACCTTCTTACCTTTAGCAGATAAGTTGGTCTTGGCAGGAAGTCCAGGAAATCATGGTGAAATGTCTAGGTCCAGTAAAGGTCAAGTTTATACCAACAGATTAGATAACTCTGATACTATGCACTTGCAGATATGTGAAGAGATAATGAAAGCTAATCCAGATAGATACAATAAAGTATCAGTTGAAATACCTGATGGCTTTCATCAAGTTATGGATATTAAAGGTATTACTTGTGGTTGGACACATGGACACATGACTTCTGGTTCTGGTAATCCAGAGAATAAAATAGAAAACTGGTGGAAGGGTCAGATGTATGGTTTTCTTCCTGCAGGTGAATGTCAGATTCTAATTACTGGTCATTATCATCACTTTAGAAGTAAGCAGCAAGGTGATAGGACCTGGTTTCAATCTCCTAGTTTAGATAAGTCAATAGACTTTACTGCAAGAACTGGTATGTGGTCGCATCCTGGAGTGCTAACCTTTACAGTCAATGCTAAAGGTTGGGATAACTTAAAGATACTATAAAAAAACCCCCACCGAATTGGCAGGGGTTTAATTTATAATTGTTTAGTCTATTTTATCGCACCAACAACAATTAATCTGCGTGGCTTTCATCACATAATGCGTATTCGTGATAATCTGTAAATTCACTATTACATTTTTCGCAAATGTAAGTTTTTTCATTTTTAATATCTTCACTCGTTGGAAGTATAAAAAATGATTTTAAATATTTATTGCTCATTATTCCTCCTCCTCTTTGTATTCTTTATAGCAAGTTAATTTAGATGTATGCAACCTATACTCTGGTAAAGTATCTTCTATGTGCCATTCTAATCTTGTTTCTCCATTGAATTTTTTACCACAACCTTTACAGGTAACCCATGGATTTTCTCTTTTAGATTTTTTCTTAGACTTACCTTTCCAGTCAAGTAAGTTTTCTAAGTCTTTGTTACTTTCCAAAGTAACTCCTTTCGTTTGTTTGTATAATCCAGTATACCACATAATCAAAAAAAAGTCAAATCGCCTATTTTTGTTGAAGTTTAGATTCTCTCTCAATTCTTTCTGCATTGGTTTCATAAAAACCAGTTTGCTTAAAGTTCTCTTTCATTTGTTTGTGTGCTTTTCTCATCAAGCCATCTGCATATACTGACATAATTTTATTATACTACTTTTCCCAACAATGCCTACTACTATTCCAATGATGCCATCCATCATTGTACACTAACCAACTAGCAACAGCAGTAGATACTTTTGCATTTGTTCTCTTACTTGTAATTTTTAATTTATCTTTTAACCAGGACCATGTGTCATCATTAAACTGCCATAGTCCTACATCTTTTGTGCCATTGGTATTGTTACCAACTGCAGTATGAATACCAGAACTTTCACAGTATATGATAAGTAATGCTTTTCTTGAATCATCTTCAATAAAATATTTATCAACAACTGGTAACCAATTAATAACATACTCTACTTTTTTATTTGTATCATTACACCACTTGTAATCTTCTAACATATCTGGAGTTAGTGGTCCAGTTATGTATAACATACAAGATATAATTATGGATTCTAAAATGGCAACTCCTTGTACATTTTTTTATTACCTTTAAAATCTAACTCTGGATAATACTTAGCTTCATTAGATGGGTCATGCCACATAGTAACCAACACACTAGCAGGATAGTATTTAGGTTCTGCGTTTTTGTTTTTAAAATACATTAATCCTATTTTAACCTGTGGGTATCTACTTGCTTTCCAATTCATCTCTTGTATCTTCACATAATCTGATTGCTTTAATTTGTTTGTACCTTTGACTTCAACAAAATATATAAGTCCATCTTTAACTACTATGTAATCTGGCACTAATAAAATTTCTGTAGCATACCAAAATAAATCTAGCTTATTAACTTTAGGGTCTGTTCCTATGCGTAGATAATCTTGATATTCTACTAAATTATTTTTTTTCAAGTGATTCAACATGGCTATATCTGCCATATCTTCTCCTGAATTTCTTTCTTCATATGTATTTTTATATGTGTTCATATATATCCTCTATTGCAGTTATAACAAGTATCTTCTGTATCTAAACTAACTTCAGGTACTTGTTTACATATCTTACATATTGGATAATCTTTACCATCTGGACTACTCATTCTTCTTCTCCGAATGCGTTTAATAACATGTTCTTTAATCCATCTACCACATTTAATCTACTTTGTTCTAGTTTTTGGATTATCTCTTCAAGTTCTCCTAACATAACTTCAGATTTATAATCAGTTTGTGTTTTAATAAATTTAACATCTACAAAATATATATCTTTCCATGTTAAGTATATTTCTCCTTCAGCATGGGGCAGCATAAAAGATATACCACCTCTTTCTTTCTCTAATTTTTCTGCTACCCAGTCGTTATGGTCAATTTCATATTTAGTAAATATACTAACTAATCCATTAAAACCATAATCGTAATCGCTAATATTTGAGTTCATCTTGTACTCCTCCTTGTTCTGCTGCCTTAACAAGTGCATGGCATGTTCGCCATTCCCATTGATAAGGATTATCATCTTTTGTTTCTTTATATCTTAATCCACAATATAAATTACCTTCAACATCTGTGTACATAATTCTATCTTTTGTACATAATGTTCTAGCTTTACATTGTGTATCTGGTTTAGGTGGTATATCAAAATTGTGATTAGGATAGCGTTCTTTTAGTTTCGCTTTCAACTTATCAACATTAATTAATATACCTTCCTCTTCTATAGCCATTCTGTTGGACAATCTGTATCTCCCCAAGCAGTCCATCCACAACCATTGTTATTCTGGTATGTGCTACAACTCCAAGAAGGTATCTTAGCAAATCGTGTATCACTTGCTTTCTTTTCTCTGTTGTCCTCTATCCAATCTGAACTATTACATTCTGGACATCTGCGTTCTACTTTCTCTGTTACTGTACCAAATACTTCTGATACTATGTCTGTATCAACTGATTGTGCAATCTCATTGTCAATTCCCATGGCATTAAACATATCTTCTGCTCTAGTCATAAAGACATCAATAGTTTCATCACTCCAATTATCTACACTTTTGTCTGCTAAATCATTACTAACTAACTCAGTATAAGCAGATGACTTAATTGATTTTCTTAATGATTCATCAGGTATCATAGCTTGAAGTAAAGTGTTTAATTGTTCTCCTACATTTTTAGATTTAGTTTTAGGTAACCAACTATCCACTACTTCTTCCATAGCTTTAGTTTCTGCTGCAGTAGGTTTAGATACTGGTTTCTTCTCTACCTCTACTTTAGGTGCAGATTTACTCATCTCTTCTCTGCTCGGTCTAGGTTTATTGCTACCTTGATACTTCCAGTTAGCTAATGCTCTACCTATAGCAGATGTTTCGCAGTTCTCCATCCAAGCATCAGCGTTAGCGAATCCACCCTGACCTTTAGTTTCTTGTGCTATACCTGTGGATACGCAGTACAATCCTACATCTTCGTGCCATACATATATCTCTGCTTTAATAGTCACACAAGTACCATCTTCAGTTATGTGTACAACATCAGTACAAATTCTACCCTGTGGATTTTCTTCCCAATACTTCTTTAATCTATCTTCTACTGTTTCGTAATTTTCTAAGTTAAACTTAGCCATTATTCTTCCTCCAATGTTTCTATTGCTTTGTATATAGTATCTCTTGTCTTGTTAAGATGTTTCGCTATTTTAATAGCACCCCATCCTGCTGCTTTAAGTTCTCTAATAAGTTTATTCCTAGTCTTAATAAGAATTTTTTTATCTTTGTCATTATTGTCAATTAATTCCTGAACTTCAGTTAATTTAATTGATAATTCATTATCGTTCATCTTTGTATATCTCCTCTTGTAACTCCTGAATTTCGTTTAGAAATTTACTGGACAACTTATGGTATCTAAATGGTCGGTTATCCCACAACCATCTAAATGCAAATGCAAGTGTAACTAATGCTAATACACTAACTACAACAACAATGCTTATTAAAATATATAAATAATATTCAACCATTATAAGTTCTCCCCATCTTCTAAATATATTTCTGGTTTAAAAATAACACCAGTAGCTGCACCACAATCATCACACCATGAGTTGCCACTATCTATTATTATTTCATTGTGCTGACATAATTCTGCCATTACTCTTCCTCCTTGTTTGTATTATCTACTATACCATTCTCTAATTCTTTTGCAACTTTTATAGTGTTTTCGTTATGGTCCTGTACAAATTCATCTAACAATTCTCCAATGCGTTTAGTATTTAATCTAGTTAGTAATGGAGAAGTAGATACTTGTTGCCCACCACAAGCGTTAGCCAATTTAATAGCCCACTTCTTTAATTCTTTTGGCTCATCAAATATGTTAGCCATAATTCCTCCTCTTATTTAATTGTTTGTTTTACTTTATTAAAGTTTGTTTATTCATATCAAATATAGTGATAATGAAGTGATTAATGTTACCATTATCTTTTAATTCTCTGACTTTAGCTTTGGCATCATCTAAAGAATCAAAATACCACTCCATTTGTCCACCATAAATAGATATGCTATCAACTTTATACATGTTTTACCTCTGTATAACTCTATATCCAGTATAACATATTATTCGTTATTGCTAATATGTTGTGCTATTTTTTCTGCAATTAATAAACCACCACTATCGTTAGGTTCTATGTCATTAAAATAATCTTCTGGTTTCAATGTGTTTGTTATGTCTATATAACTAGCATTGATACCTCTGTTATTTAATCTTTCAATAGTATCTTGCAGCTTTTCATTATGTGTAGCAATTAGTTCTGGCAACAAGTGTTCTACTGGTTTCCATACTGGATTAAAAGAAGGATTACCTTCATACAATCCTAAAAATACTACCTCTGCTTTTGGATAACGATAATTTAAAATTACTGCTATTGATTCTATCTCAGTCATATATCCAGAAAAATATGCACCATTTAAAATAGGCAACATATCATAATCAATTTCTGAATAGATACCTTGCTTAATTATCATGGTTTTTAAATTGTCTGGAATTTCGGTGTCCAGTAATATTTTCTTATTATTTAAAAGATTATTACCACCAACACTAATAAAAAAATGTGTGGTGTCATCTGAATAACCTCCTCTGATAACAAAATCTAACACTTCGCTAGTTGTCACTCCATCAACAGAATCATTTCTTATAACATCATCTTCCAATAATGTTCTAACATGGTATTCAACATCATGCTTTTCTACATATAATGTATTGTCTATAATGCTATCACCTAGTAATACTATGCTATTGTCCATTCTTCTCCTTATTCAATGTTTGTCTACCCCATTCTAATAATCTATGTGGTATAACTTTTGTAGCGTTACAATCGCTACATACTGCACCGACAATCAAAGGCATACCATTATGCATTGACTTGTGTGTCAATACTTTTAGGCATAACTTACAAGTAATATCTACATCCATATAATATTTTTTTTCGTTCATATACTCTTGTTCATTTTCATAAGTCCAACTCATTATTCCTCCTCTAAATATCTAGCTCTTTCTTCTTCATCTAAGCTATCTATATACTCTTGTTCGCATACATCACAACAATAACCATCTAAAATTATGTCGTTTTCTTCATCAAGTATTTCAGCAGGATAGCGATTAACAAATCTACCACTACCAAAACTTGTATCTTGCCTACAATGTACGCATTCATTACCAATATCTAATACTTGCATTAATTCCATCCTCCTCGTACATTAACTCCATCTAATTCTGCTCTTTTCAAAAATGCAGCATATTCGTATGTCTCTTCCTTGTCTATACCGAACTCTTCACGATACTTAGACAAATGTTTGCTAGTTGTTGCTGAATATGGTCCAGAACAAATGACTGGTTTTTTATTTGTTTGTAATAAATTTGTATGTACATAACCTACAACTGTGTTATAGCTATACAATAGTATTACACCATCATTAAATTCTCTGGACATACTTCCAGTACTATTAGTTTTAACTTTACTCATTACAATTCCTCCATTAGTTCATCTTCTTCGCTTGTACATTCTTCTAGCCATGTATCAAGTCTTAGTACTTCAATACATTCGGATGGAGTAATAGTGGTTTTACCTCTAAACTCTATACCTTCTGCTAGTGGTAACTCTTCTTTTAAAGAAGTAAAGTCACCGAACTCAATATCCCATTTATTTTCGTTATAGATATTGATAGACTTAACTGCAACATCCACTAAACGAATATCTGGTCGTGGATAAAAGTTACCAGTCAAGTGCCATTTTATTTGTTTTTCTAAAGGTATATCAGTTTCAGCTATACCTTCTGCGTATTGTCTACCCATTTGTTTATCTCCTTTTATTTGTTTGTATTAACAACTATACACTATGTATGAATAGTTGTCAAATCTTATCCCATATCCCAATAAACTTCGCATTTATCTGCACAATATCGACTAGATAAATTACCTTCAAATGAATTGTAATCTGTTACAATTCTGTAGTCTGCACCACTTTGAAAACTGTATTGATTACCACATCCATCACATCTCCAGAACTCTACTTGATTATAAACAGCAAATTGTTCGTTATTACTTGCTTGATAATCCCATACAATATGCTTATCTAGTCTTTGATTAATTAAGTTAGTCATTATTCTCCAATCATTTTCTTTGTTGTGTAACCCACTATACACTAGCAGGTTACACTTGTCAAATACCTTATTCTTCTTCTCTTTTAAATGTAGTTTCATTAGTTTCATCTACTACATCAATCCAAGCTACATATCCACCTAAAGAATCGCTTATTGTTTTAAGTAACTCTTGTGGAGTCTTTAGCTCTGAATTATTATTATCTTTTGTATATGCGTATATTTCTAACTTTGCCATTTTAGTTTACCTCCTTATAAATTTTTGTTCCAATTACTTCTGTTGTATTTCCATACTCATTGGTTTCTGGAATTCCAATATTTAATCCTGCTATATGATTCTCAGCTTCTTGGAGTGTTTTAAATTCCTTGAAGTGCCTTTGTTCTAGTACTCTTGTTCTGACTACTTTACCATTAGCATTCTTGTCGTTCTTTGTTACCTTTGTTTTTATTTTAACTATGTACATTTATTTCTCCTTATGTTTGTATTAACAACTATACACCATGTGTAATTGTTTGTCAAGTATTTAAAATAACCTAATGATTACTGGACTTTCTTTGAGTGTGTGTTTGTCTGAAGTTGTCATTGTATTGAAGAATGTTACAACAATAAGTTAGTTAGCACA